CTTGAAAGAAGACTTGGCAATTCGCAAAGAGTACCAGTCCGAAGTCGACAAGCTGAACGCGCAGTTCAACAAAGGGCAAATCAGCGAAGAACTCTTCGAAGAACAAAACGCGATTCTCGAAGAGGCCCTGGCCACGCGCCTGGTGATGCAGCAGGACTACTACAACCAGGTTGACGCAGCTTCCGCGAATTTCTTCCTTGGCGCCTCGGAGTCCTGGAACAACTACCTGACCGAAGCGACTGACGTAGCGGCGCAAACCCAAACGCTTTTCGACGGCGCCTTCTCCGGGCTGACGGACGCGCTCTACAACTTCGTCACCACCGGTAAGCTTTCCTTCCAAGACCTGGCCGCCAGCTTCGCGCAGACCGCGCTGAAGATGTTGATCCAGTACGCCGCGGCTCAAGCTATATCGGCGGGGTTGAACGCCTTTACGTCCACTGCTGCTATCCCGATCATTGGCCCCCTGGCGGCACCGGCTGCTGCCGCCTCGGCCTTGGCTTACGCTGGGGGCCTCTCGGCCAGTATCGCGGGCATCGCCGGTATGGCGCACGACGGTATCGATTCCGTCCCCCAGACTGGCACATGGCTCCTGCAGAAAGGTGAGCGCGTGACCACGGCGCAGACCAGCGCCAAGCTGGACAAGACCCTGGACAATATGAAAAGCCCGAGCGGCCAGGGCAACACTACGGTAAACTTGATTGAAGACGCTTCGAAGGCCGGGCAAACGCAGACCCGCGAAGAGGACGGCCAGAAGTTTATCGACCTGTGGATCTCCAAGCTCTATTCGGATGACGACGTAATGGATGCACTGAACCGCAAAACCGGCCTGCAAGGCGTGGGCCGCTAATGGCGCTTCCTGCCTACCCGGAAGGGCTTCCTTGCCCTCTGCGAGAGAGCTACGGCCGTGAGCCGGTAAACGGTATCCGTAGTACGCCGATGGATAGCGGCCGCTCGCGTCAAAGGATCGAGTTCAGGAGCAGGCCAGATATGATCCAGCTGACTTGGATTATGTCGTCCCCCCAAGCGGCTCTATTCGAAGCGTGGGCGGAACAGGTCGCCGGCGCCGGATGGTTTACCATGGAGCTTCTGAGCCCTATGGGCTTCAACGACGAAGAGGTTCGTTTTAAGACTACGCCTGTAGGCGGCAAGCTGGACGGGAAATTCCTTTGGCGTTATCAGGTAGTCTGCGAAAGCAGAGTTCGCCCCCTTTACCCGCCAGGGTGGGCCGAGATTCTTCCGGAGTACATCCTGCATCCTGAGATTTTCGATTACGCCATGAATGATAAATGGCCGCTGAGCCCTTGGCAGGTCTTCATCTTGGAAACCGATCAAGCAATTAACGAGGAGTGGCCGACGCCATGAGTTTTTACAACACGGGTAACCCGGTCCCTTCTATCGATCCCCGCGACCTGGACGATAACGCTAAGCATATTGATGAGCTGGCGAACAGCACGTTTCCGACTTTTGTAGATCGCATGGGTGTAACGCGCCGCACCTTGGCGGGCATAGAAGCCGACGCTGATGCGATTGTTTTACGCGACGAACTCGCCGACTCAACCGACCCTAGCAAAGGGGCGGGGATGGTTGGGTTTCTTCCGGCTGGCGCAGGCGCGGTCGGCAGACCAGTACTTAGCAAGCTTCGGGAATCGGTCAGCGTAGAAGATCATGGTGCGACCGGCGACGGCGTGACTAACGACACCGCAAATATCCAGTCCGTAATCGATGCAACGCCTGCCGGGGTTCCGGTGATTTTCGATCTTTCGAAAACGTACTCAGTCGATTCACTTACCCTGAAACCGGGCGGGATTTACAAGACTAGCGCGCTGTTTGCTCCCGGTCACGACCATACCCAGATTAACCCGTGTATAAAATACCGTGGGACTACGGGTAACGTGTTCAACCTAGGTACGCCGGGGGCATCGCCGGTGCGTGGCGTAGCTCTACTCGGATTGGCGGTGGATGGAAATGGTACTACCGGGGCTATTTGTTCTTGGGCTGCATTCCGAGGCACAATCCAAGGTTGTGTGTTCCACGACGCGAAAGACATTATCCTGTTTCAGAACACGACATCCTGGGCTGGCGAAAACCTAGTAATAAGTAACCAGTTTTACAACTTTACTGACGCCATTCGTTCTATCGGCGTATACGCCATTGATGGTTTCTTGGAAGATAATAGAATCTTCTCCGGTGTCCGAGGGATTGTGCTTGCAGAAATGGCAGGATGGAACATCACACTAAACCATACCTACGGGATTAGTGGCGCGCATATGGATCTTGCCGGTTCGTTGTGCATGGTCCACCACAACTATTGCGACAATATCCAGAGCGTCGGCATTCTGCTTACGATAAGCACCGCTGTTTCTGGTACACAGATTGCGAACAACAACATCACCGGAGTGACCACCAGCAACGTGATCGGCATTCACGCGATTGCTAACGCCACCGGTAAAGCACACATCACAAACAACACGGTGTGGTTCGTCACCGCACTGACAGGCACCACCGGTATTAAAACCTCAGGGCCAGCAACCTTCTTCGGCTCGGTAATTGACAACCAAATCGAGCAGGCAGATACGCCATACGATTTGCACTCTGCACCAACCACGGACTTTGTTGAGGCTCGATCTTCCCGCTTGCTGATCAATGGCATAGAACTGCGCTTTGGGCACAACGGAAACGCTACTTGGCAAAACAGCTTGATGTCGATAACCCTCGCCCCCAATGGGGTTTACGCAGCGAATGCTGGCAGCTTTGCCATTCGCACATCGGGAGGGGCTTCTGGTTCTGGAGAACTTTACTTAAAAGCAAGCGGGTCAGGCAATACCGGCTGGACACAAGTTGTTACGGCTATCAAGGGTTCAGCTACGGTTGATATTCCCTCTATAGCCGCTGGCGGGACACACACATTCACCGTGACTGTGACAGGCGCCACGATAGGCAATTCGGCAAAAGCCGCGTGTGGGAATGCTACAGCTGCCGGCTTGATGTGGTCTGAGCAAGTATTGGCCGCAGATACGGTCACGATCACCCTGTTTAACCCGACAGGCGCACCGATTGACCCGACCAGTCAGACCGTAAACGTGACTGTATTCAAGTAATCTGGATGTCACCTGTTAAAATACCGACAAAGCTTTAAAACCAGAGAGCCAAAATGACCAATACCTACCTAACAGGCAATCCACTAGGCTCTACGGCGCCCAAAGACCTGTTCGACAACGCGTCGAACTTTGATGAGGCGATGAACTCCGCGTCGCCCTCGTTCTACGATCGTTTCAGCAAGCGGCGTGAAACCTGGTCAGGCATGCAAAAAATGGTCGCGGATTTCCTTGAGGCTATGGGCTTCGAGGCGACACATCTCCAGTACGTGGACGGCGTACCGCTGCAGGTGGATCGCCCTACCCAGCTTATCGATCGTGCGCCTTCCGTCTACAAAGTGAAGGCACCGGCGACCTTCCCCGTGAACCTGACGGGCACGTGGGCGACCGATCAGCTTCTACTGGTCGATGTTGGTGATGCTTCGTTGCGCGCTTCCCTAGCGGACGCGGTTAACTTGGCGAACGGCGCATCCATGGTAGGGCGCGCCACTCCGCAGATCCAAACACTGGCACAGCTAAAAACTTACGCTGGACGTTACGACAAAGACGAAGTGACCTTGTTGGGTAACGAAGCCTCGAAGCCTGGCAAAGGAGATCGCCGTTTCCGTTGGGATTCCGCTTCTACCACAACGGCGAACGACGCGGACGTCGTCCAGGTTACAGGCCTTCCAACAGGTCGCTGGCTGGCCTACGGACGTCAGGTGATCAATGCCGGCGACTGGGGGATGTACGGGGATGGTGCCGACGTAACTGCCCAGTACGCCGCCATGGTGGCCTATATCGCTACACTCGGAAACACCGGCATCCACGCCACGGTGAAGTGGCAAGCCGGTAACTACGTCTATTCCGCGTCCCCGAACCTGGCCTATCGTGGCTTAGTCTTCCAGTTCGATGGCGAAGTTACTTTCACCAATACCGGCGCAGGGCCAAACCTGAAAATTGACTTCGGCGCCCTGGCGGGCATGAAGGGCGACGGCGTGTACATCGGTACGCCCGGCAGCCCCGTTACGCTTCGCGGCGGCCCGTCAACCGGCGACGGCATTTACGTGCGGGCCTTCGTCGGCAATGGCGTGATCGCCGCCAACGTCCATGGGTGTGGTACTGCGGCGCGGGGGTTCCGCTCCGAGTGGTCCGTGCTGATCGACTATTACCTGAACGTTACACCTGGCGACCTCAGCACCGGCTCTCTCGCCTGGTATCTCGGCGGCGTGCCGGGCTCCGGTATCTCTCTCGGGGAGCGACTGTCCGGAGAGCAAACCGCGTATTGCAACTTCTGGAACGCGAAGGCGAATGCTTGCAACGTCGGCATCTACCTCGAAAGCACCCTGGGCAACAACTTCTGGGGCGGCGATGCGGAGTTCAGCGTGACCGTCGGCCTGTTGACCACGGTTAACGCCTTGAAGGACAAACTGTGGGGTATGAACTTCGAGGTGAATCCCACTGACATTTCCTGCCTGGGCAACGGTGTCCGCTTCATCGGTTGCGACTGCGTCACGATGGTGTTCTCCAACGTTTCGGTCAACTGCAAAGCGCTTATGTGCTTGACGGACAGCATCAATATCGTTTCAGGCGCCATCGGTACAGAGATTGCTAACACGTCGTTTAGTCGTGGGCTGTCAAGCTCAGTGATTACCGACAACGGGTTGGAAAGTCGGCACAGCAACAACTACAACATGACCACCAACAAGTTTCAGAACGCACCTCAATCGGTAATAGCCCCCGCAGTATCGTTCCCGGGCGGCGTATTCACATACGTGAACAACACGGGCGATACGGTTCTGGTGCAAGGCACAGGGGGCACGATCAGCAACGTCAGTGTTGGTTCAGGGGGCGACATAGCGACCATTCCTTACCCGATGAACCGCATCGCGCTGCTGAACGGGGAGCCTATTGCTTTCGCGGGCTCTGGCGGTCTTGTGGTGAAAGTCTGGAAAGGCGTGTGAGGGCCTCATGAGCATCATTCTCGCGGAGGTTAATGCGGGGGCCAACGAGGGTCTTGATGAAATTATCAGGACTCTCGAACTGACCTGCCCGGCGTGGGACGCGCCGGTCTACATCTGTACCGGGTTCGAAGACATCACTGCCGTCACGGAGGACGGCCGCACCCTTACGTTCATCGGCGCCAATATCGACATCGCCCTGGCGTCCAAGAACAATAAAGGCAATCAAACCCTGGCCTTTACGGTAGACAACACGACGGGCGAGGTGACGCAGCGTGTCGACCAGGCTATAGACGGTAACGCTCGGGTAACGGTGACGTACCGAACCTATCTTAGCGGCAACCTGACGGCTCCTGCGGAACGTCCTTACGTGCTGTCCCTTCTATCGGGGGAGATCCAAGGTGTCGAGGCCCAACTGCAAACCGGATTCTTCAACATGATCGGCGTCGCATGGCCTCGAGAGCTGTACACTGTGAACGAATACCCGGCCCTTCGGTACATCTGATGAATCAGTATCTAGAATGCATCTACCGAGACGGCGGACGTGGCCCCGTCGAATATGATTGCTGGGGCCTCGCGAGGCATGTCCGCCACGTAGAGATAGGTTTAAAGCTTCTGCCTGAATACGGATCGCTTCGCAATACGTCGCCTCGCGATTTCACCAAGGCGTACCGCGCCGAGTCGCATTTGCTTCGTGAGTGCGGCCCCGAGCATGGCGCGATCGCGGCGGTGCTGATCGGGGAGATCTGCGTACATGTCGCCCTAGTCCTACTGGTCGAAGGGCGGTTCAAGATCCTAGAAATCAACCCATCCCGGGGGCCGCGCATGCTACCTTTGGAAAAATGGCTGCGCGACCATAACCGGGTGACTTTCCACAATGATTGAAATCTACGCAAGCCGGCTCTCCGACGCCGGCAAAGAAACGTATAAGACGCGCAAGCGCCAGAGCATCTTGTCCTGGTTGTACGCCAATGGCATTTCCGAAGACACCAACCTGAACAAACTGCAGATCAGCGTTTACCTGAACGGGGAACGCTTGCTGCCGCGTCAGTGGGCGGCCGAATTCAAACCGTCTGACCGCGTAGAGATCTACCGGGAGCCGGCCGGTACGGACCCGTTCTCAATTACCTTCGCGCTTATCTTTGCTGCGGCTGCGGCGGTGTCGTTCCTGAAACCAAAGTTACCTACGACTAACACCAGCAACAGAGGTTCGGGCAAAGCCCTGGACGAAGCGTCAGCCAAGGGTAACAAGGTAAAAATCAACGACGTTCGCCCTGAGTGCGCGGGGTACAACCCTGCCAGGTACCCGGACTATGCCGTAGTGCCTCGCCGGTACTTCGCCGCGCCGCGCGAACAACGCATAGAAATGATGCTTGCCGTAGGCGTAGGGTCTTATCAGATCCCTCCTAGCACCGTGAAGGTCGGCCAAACGCCGCTCCTCTCCTTGGGCGATGACGCAAGCTTTACGATCTACCCTGAGGGCGCCGACCTATCGGCGGACCCGGCACACTTTTTCTGGTACACCGCACCAGAAGTTGGGGCCAGTAGCGCAGGCACGGCCGGGCTAGAGCTGACTGTAAGCACGAACCTGACCACTTCGGCCACGGCTTCTACGTTCGACTTCAACTCGTTCACCGTGAGCATACCGAGCGGCGGCGGAACGTTCCCTGCGGATTGGACCGCTGGTTTGATGCTGAATATCATCAGTCCGTATAACTATACCGTCACGAACGGCACGGGCACCGGCGGGAGGGACGTTATCGGGGGCGACATCGCCCAGTTGGGCATTGTTGCGGGGGACACTATCGAGATCGCCGGGGACAACGCCGGGCTTTACACCGTGTTTTCCGCAACAGCCACGGACCTAGAACTTGACTACGAGAGTGGGGCCGCGGGCACGGGCCTTGTAACAGGCGTGGTTACCATGTCCATCGCCTTCCGTGGTATGCGCTACCGTATCCTTACGCCGGGCTCTTCATCGCTTCTGGTGGAGCGTATCAAGTCCGACGGCACCGCGGACAGCGGGTGGCCAGGGTGGACTACCAACTCCTCGAACCTCGGGCGCGTACAGCTAGATTCGTCTAACTACCAAGGGGGATACCGAGGGCCTTTCCCCGCTTGCCCAGAAGGAGAAGTCATTACTGCTATTGAGTGGGACACCCTGTTCCCTTCCGGCATCGTAGGTCTCGGCGCCAAGGGGGACATGTACGTCGTCCCCTCTGGCCACTGGATGGAGTATCGAGACATGGCGGTAGGTGGCGCGTGGACCGCCGTCAATAAGGCGGAAAGCGGAAACACGCTAGACTCCCAGGGGTTCACATACCGCGAGAACCTACCATACCCGATGCGCCCGGAAGTTCGTTTGAGACGCGAACCGAAAGTCGGCGGGGCCAACTCTGCCGAAGTAAACGACACCATTCAGTGGCTGGCACTGAAGGGTCTGATGGTGAGCTCTTCGCCAACCAGCTACGAAGGCATGACGATGATGTCGTGCAACATCCGTGGCGGCGATAGGATATCCTCGCAGACGGAGAACCTCGTATCGGTGGAGTGCACGCGCATCTTGCCGGTACTTCGCTACGGCACCTGGTATCCGCCGCAACCGACCCGGGAGATCTCGGCGTGGGTCGGGCATATCATTCGAAGCGTAGGGTACTCGGACACCGATGATATAGACCTGGCCGAACTGGACCGACTGGAGTCAACCCGGTGGACGCCGCGCGGTGACACCTACGATCGAATCGTCACTGATTCGGATACGGTGAAGTCGAACTTGATCGAGTGTCTGCAAGCGGGGTTCGCAGAGCTGACGATCGATCGGGGCGTGCTAGTGCCGGTTCGCGATGAGCTGCGCGGTGAAACCTTCGACCACGTCTACAACCCTCAGATCATGATGGAGCCGCTAAGCTACCAGTTCAACGCGCCGAACCAGCCGGACGACTTCGACGGCGTGGACGTCGAATATTTCTCGCACATTACCCGCCAGTTCGAGACCGTACAGTGTCGCCTGCCGGGCGACGCCGGTACACGAGTCGAGAAGGTTAAGCTCGAAGGCGTTTGCGTTGAGGCGAAGGCGTGGCGCATCGGGATGCGGGTGCGTCGTGGCCACTTGTACCGGCAGCGCGAATACAGCTTCAAGACAGAACTGGACGCACTGAACAGCGCTTATCTCGATTACGTCGCATTGGGTGTAGCGACCCCTGGCTACGGACAGTCGGCGCTAGTGGAAAGCATTTCGCCGAACCCTTATACGATAGGTCAGCCTGCGACTATCGAATCCTCGGAGCCGTTAGACTGGACGCGCCCGGGGGTTTACAAAGTCGTGCTGCGCCGTAAGGACGGCACCGCATCGGGGCCTTACGTAGCAACCTTCGTCGACGAGTACACGTTCACGATTCCCACCTTGGACTTCGTGCCGGACTTAAGCGGGATGATCGACACGCCGCCGATCATCCAGTTTGGGCATGAATCGACGTGGTGCTTCCCGGCACTAATCACCGAAGTCAA